AATGGTGTTGCCCTATTGGGTTCCACCTTAAACCTATTGGTCTTCCAAGGTGCCTGAGCGACACACAAAACTTTTTTAACTTTATGCCTAATTGTTTTATGTTTTGTGTGTTTTATATAATGTTTTTCTTTCCATAATACGCAAATTTGTGTAACCACTGAATGTAATCACCGTCTTGCCTTAAGGCGTTGACGGCGTCTGGGATGGAATCCTTCCACGCAGTGTAAAACTTGTTTGTGTTCATCATGAGGGATTTTGATATCGCTTCGGTCCTCTCTTTCTGAGTGATGTATGGCATGTTTTTCCATGTAAGTTCATGTGGGAGGTTGAGGATTTTGCCAATTATTTCGGGTGGGAGGTCGTCGTGGAGCCATTCCCTGCTCATCATCCATCCTTTTGCGATACCCTTAAGGTTGAGGCCTACTCTAGTCGAGGATAAGAGGGCCAAACCAAGAATACGGCATTCAGGGAGGTGGTGGTAATTTACTATGAGGTTTAGACCTTGGATGCGAGCCCATGCCTCAGCAGTGGTGTCATCTGCATACCTGCCTATAGACATCGAAGCCTTAGCGAATATCTCCCCGACATTTCTTATTGGCATATACTTAATATGGCCAGAATAGTTAACTGGGACGTATGTGTGGGAGCAGAAGGAGACCTGTCGCAAGTCTGTTATTAGGTCTGAGGTCTGGGTGAGACCCATGTCTTTCCTGACAAGACCCATTTCGTTGGTGTAGAGGTAGGCCTTGTTTGCATAGGCCCACGCGTCATTGGGTGAGAGGAATACGACCTTGTCGTCACCAGAAACAAGCAGTTGGAAACGCCCTTTGCCTGAGCATATTCTGTCAAACTCAGGCTGCCACTCCGCTTCAGGTATGTTGAGAGCTTTAAATGTCGAGTAGAGGGTGACCACGAAATTGGTCATGGTGTTTGCTGCATAGGTGGGCTGTCTACCGGAAGATACCTGGCCTCTTCCTTTCATAAGGACCTCCTGGAAAACACCGTTTATTTCTCTTTGGACTGAGATATAGGGGTTTGCATATATTCTGTATATTTGGTGGATCAGGTGGGCTGATCGTGAGGAGGTGGCCGCAGAGGTGAAAGCTGTGGCCTCGAGGCGGAGCATGCCTTTTGAGATTCGCGTGTCCCATCCGGCAACGTCCTCAGCAACAGCTATAGGCC